CAGCGTAGTCGTCGTTAGAGATCTTGACCGGGAAGCCAAGACGCTTGGCGGCATTGGACAGGCCAATGCCTTGATACTAGGGCGTTTTGTTCAAAAGCGCGTGACGAGACTGAATGTCCACAAGGTTTGGATAATCTGCCTCAAGTTGAGTGCCCCAAGAGTAACATGTCGCTCCAAGCTTGTCCAGGCGTTCATAAACATAGAATTGCTCATAATGGACGGTCGGGCCATGGAAGAGGAGTATACGCCGGGTGTGGGGGATGGAGATGATAAGAGCGTTGGTGTACCCGAGGTCCGCTTCGTTGTCAACGACGCAATGTATTTGAGGCTGGTAGCCTGAGAAAAAGTCTAGCGCGATCTGTAGGTCAGTGGTGACGGTGATGTGGCAGTTGTCAACGTATTCGTCACGGGTTAGTGAAACGTGGGGCTCAGGTTTGAAGTGTAAGTTCACATCGCTGATCTTGCAGTGCCTATACTTGAAGAGCTTGGCGGCATCATGTTTTTTCTGTCTTTCGCTTGACAAATTCCTGTCGTTCCCAGCATAAACCTTACTATCGCCGATCAACCGGTACAAGTCTTCAGTAGTCAGACTGAGGTCGGCATTGATGACCTCCTCCATGGCATAATCAGCAGAAGAGTTATGCTTCAGGGTGTAGACATGGTTTTTGCATGCTCTGTAGAGGAGCTCTTCGTTTAACTCTTGGCCCCCGGTGAGTTTCGCCAGGCAGACGGACCGCATGCACTCGACTAGTGACGACAATTTTTCAAGGCGTAGACTGTAGAGCAATGCTCCAAGGTAGACCTCTGGCCGATAAAAGTACATAGCATTCCTGCTATTTGTGTATTGCTTCTTCGTGAGCACTTTCCGGACGTCGCGGAACATTTTCCATGTTGAAAGTGTGCCGTCGAGAGTGGCAGATTTCTTAGAGCAGAATTCGACTTAATAGAATTCACCAACGTCAACACATCCGACTACTTGTCCTAAGCCGACAACTTAGTAGCTCTTATCACGTGCAGTTAGCTTCTTGATAGAGTTTACAATGCCTGTCGTCAACTTGGGGTTGCACCAACAAACAGTGTCGTCACCAGAAGCTATGACGCACACGTCAGGGCTTGACCATGGCTCAGGTACGCCGGACTCTTATAT